TCTACAATTTTCTTGTCAGAATCGCTCATGTTATTATTATATTTAACTTTTTCGGGGTTTATATATTTTTCTGTTTCTACATCTTGAACCGGTGAAACTTGATTTAATATCTCATTTCCTTGTTGTGCAGTGTTAAAACCACCTAAACCTCTTACTCCACTACCTCTACCTTGAGTTGCTGCATCCTTATTAGATTCTTCAATAATATCTCCATGTTCTGGATTTTTTGGTTGTGGATGACCTGTTCCTTGAAAATCTTCTTTAATTTTACGTCCAGAGCTGGAATTCTCGTCTACATCTTGATTATACATACCGTGTGTGTTCTGATCAGTCTCAGCATCTGATACGCCTTCTTTACCTTGATCACTATCATGTGGGTGTTTATGTTCTGTTCCATCATCATGTTTTACGAATGAACCTACTATTTTCTCTGCTTGCTCATGTGTTTTACCATCTGCTACTAGTTTTGCTACTTTACCTTCAAATGTATCTGATTCTGATAGGTTAGCATCTTTTGTAACTGCACATCCAAACTTATCACAATTTATCTTCATTTTACCATTATCTAAAACCTTACCACCTGTCATTGCTTTTGCTAGTGGATTAAAGTCAGTTATTAATGCTAATGGAACTGCTGGGTCTTCACAGACTGCTACTTCATAATGTTCTAAATCTTTTAGTGCATATGCTACTGAACCATCTTTCATAGTGATTGGTTCTCTTTCTGCTTTAGTTGCACCTCCAAATGACAAGCCTTTATACTCACCAGTTGTTATTTTCTTCCAAATCTCATCATCTAACTCATAATTCTTATGTATTTTACCTGTAATTTTTATAGCTGGTATTTCAACACCTGCTTCATCTTTAATCTCTAATCTTGCAAAATTAATACCTTTTCCAACTACTCTATTACTATGTGTGTCTGTAATAGGTGCACCTCTATCCATCCATACAGGTAGGACTTTCATTAACTCATCTGTGACTGTAATCTCATTTTGTTTGTCTCTCATTTGTACTGTGAGTATTCCTTCAAAGAATCTCTCATCAGAATTAATTGCTTCGAGACTTTTAGTTATAGTTTGATTAAAAATCAAAGGATCCATACTACTAACAATTCATTCATTAAGTATATAAAGTTTGATAAAAAAAGGAATGTAGGGTGGGTAATTTACCCAAAATATTGCCTACTCTTACTCTTTCTTTGCTTTTGAAACAGCGAAGTCTGCTGCGAAACCGGTAGTTAGACCTATTAAGCCTAGACCAACCAAACCAACTCCTTCTACTGCAATAGTCTGTGAGACTGCAATTGCAGCGAATGTCGAGATGATTAGAGCACCTGCGAGCTTTCTTGCTGAGTATGCTTTTTCCTCAGAGTTCAAGTAGCCTCTCAAAGTGTTCAAGCCTGCACCAACGACTGCTGCTACAACAGTGATTAATACTGGATCGACCATGTCAGCTCAACAGAATACGGTTATATAAACTTTATTTAAAAACTAGGCATAGGAAGCAAAACTTATCATGGAATTCTTTTATCCATTCACAAGAACGTTTATTTTCTTTTTTTGTCAACCTGTTTACCCCATTCGGATGCTTCTTTAGATATAGCAAGACCTGTTACAAAGGCTGCTGAAATTAATGCAATTAAGAGAGACATCTCAAATGTAACTCCTACATCATATATGGATTCGGCTACATTACCACCCACTAATGGAGAGAAAAATGATACTCCAAAGTTTCCAGTTATCCGGGCTGCTGATCTTGCTACGTTCATATAATAATCATATATTTCTAGTATATAATTATTCCATCTTTCTTAGAAAATTTTTACTTACTAATTCTAAAATAATCTCTGGGTCTGAATTCACGAGGTCAAAGAATAACATATCTGCGTTAGAATGACCAGAGTAGTGACCACACACATAACAAATCCATAATTCATGAACATCGTCTGTGTAACCATACATATTTTTACCACATGAAGAACAATTCTTCTTGTCAGTCATGAGAAAAAAAGGAATCGTTTATTAATAAGTTTTTCCACATCGTAATATGGCAACTACATTCCATGTATATGATTCTTTCAGTACATATAGAAAACTATATGATAAAAAATCAGATTCAATTTTATTTGAAGCTGACATAACCGATTGTTATATTAAAGGAGAGCATCTTTGGATTGTAACAAATACAAACTTGGAAAAAGAAAGACCACAACTAAATAGAACTATAGTCCATTTTAGAAATAATGATATAAGTAAATATGAAGAAGGTGATGAAAAACTTGTAAAGTATAAAGAGTCTAGATATAATCCAAAGAACGACCAAATAGAATTTTGCACAAGACGTTTTAGAAAACCCATGATGGTTATGAGAGTTGGTAGGTTTCATGGAGACAAACCAAAGAAACCAGTTAAACTAGATTGGACATATAGACTATACGATATAACATCTGATAGAGTAAATTTGGTGCTATTAGATGGTTAATCTCGATTTTCTTTCATTAAAGTCATTAGGTTTAACAAATCAAAAGTTAGACGATGTGGTTGATAGATTAGAAAGTATACAAAAACTCTTAGAGTTATTATTAACTCCACCTGATCTTAAAGAATATGAAAAATGGAAATTAGAAAAAAGAAAGGGTTTAGATTAAACAGGTATTAAAAAACCAGTTTGTAAACCAAAACCATCCACCTTCATTACAGATCATCTCTTATTACCTAACTCTTTACCCATTATATGCATCCAATCTTTACCATGTCTCTTTCTCATCTTTATCCAAAATGGATCTGCACCAAACATACCACCTTTCTTATTATACTCTTTCATTACTTTTGCTATTCTTCCATGACAAGTTCTACAGAATCTAGCATTGATTTGTTCAATGTTAAATTGATACTTTCCACAAAAATAACATAGACCATATATTTTATCTGTGAGTTTAGCTAAAAGTGGTTCTCTACCTCTTTTACCTGCACATTCTCCACATATATCACATACGGTTGCTATTGACACATCTCTCTTGAAACAGTTTATGCAGATAGCTTCTTTATAGTTATCTACATGGGTATATTCATCTGATTGATGTTTATCCCAAAGTTTCTTTGTTAGGTCGTTTGATTGTGAATTATTATCTAGCTTAGTTGCCATTATTGACCTGCCAACTTTATTTGTTTAATTGCGTTTTGCAAAATAACAAATCCGTTACTACAACTATAATGATCAACACATTTCTCTGGTACTAGTTCTTCTAATTCTTTCAAAGAATCTGCGACTAGTTTATAGTTATCAGGTTTGTTAATAGGTTTAACAACTGCCTTCTCAATCTCTTCAGCTAAATCTTTATTCTTCTTCTTCTTCTTGAATACCATCGTTCCACCTCCCTTCTGTTTCATCTGTTTTATTTTTCAATTGTTTGGTTCTTTCTTCATCTTCCCATCTTCTTTGTTCTCCTAGTTCATTCTTTACACATTCTCTTGCTTGACGTACTGTCATACGTGCTACCTTTCGAAGTTGTTCTACTGTTTTGGTTTTTGTCCAACCATAATCAAGTGAATCTTGTAAAGTGTTTTTCACTAGTTCAAAGTTATCTGGTGTGATACCATCTTTGAAATTAGTTGTTAAATCTAAATCATTCTTTCTTACCTTTCCACCACCTCTAACAGATGCTGCTGGTTTCTTCTCAGGTGATCCTTGCATCATACCACCTGCTCTTGATGGTCTTTGGTGTTTTGGTTCACCTTCAAATCTTTGTTGTTCTTCTTGTGGTGCAGCAGTTCCTCTACCACGTCCACCCGGTTTCTTTGTTGTTTGACCTTCTGCTTCCATCATATCTGTAATTGATATAACTGGATCTTTACTTACTTTGAATTCACCTGTGTGTGTTCTTGTAATTTCAAATCCTAAGTTTTGTAATGCAGTCATGTTTTCAATCTCTACACCTTGAATTTGTAGATCTCTTAGTTTATCTGTTTCTTCACCTGTCTTTAATTTCAAATCCCAATCGTCAACACCTTGTAATAATGCTAATTTTTTAAAGAATGATTGTTGTAATACATCTTGAGCCCATTTTACTGCTCTGTTAGTGATAGTTACTTGCAGACCTTCTTGTGACCAACCAGTAGGAAGTTCACCAAAGTACAAAGGTAACACACCATACACTGCACCAATGATCATTCTTAGTTCTTTTCTAATTGCTGTGAATTCTAATTCTTTTAATGAACCTGTAAAGTCTAACCACTGTGCCATATTCTTTCCACCTTTATCACTTTCTACAAGTAATGGGTGAATCATGTAAGGATCTTCAGTTGCTTTCTGTTCTAATGCATCCCATGATTTTCTAAATGTTTCATAGTTACGAGAAGCAATAACTAACATACCTCTTGGTGGTCTCATCTTATCAAAGTATTTTCTAATATACTCATCCATATGTGATAGAGCCATAACTTTAGACCAAATAGAATAAATTGGAGAGAAACCATAAATTAATCCGGGCTTGTATTTACCTGCTTTCCAAATAATTTCACCTTGTCCATAGATAACTCTCTTTGGTTGTGGTATACCTACGGAATAAACAGAGTTAACTTCTGCAACTGCCTTTAATGCTATACTGTCACAACGGTCACATCTATTAGTCGTTAGACGTTTATCACGGTGTTCGAAACGTGGGCACACGTAAACAGCATTATGTTTATCATCATAACCAATTCTACCATCACTGTCAGCAATCATAGCAACTTGTGGTGGGTCAATGCGAAGCAGTTCTTTAATCTCAGTCTTCTTTGGGTCAATTTCACCAGTTGCATCATTAATAAAATAATTTTTCAAAACAAGCAGGTATGCGTTGTCGGCTATTTCTAAATCTCGTTCAAGCTGTCTAGCGATGTCCTCGAGGGTTTGTTCGTTTCCATTAACCGAAGTATTCAACATATCTTCTAAAATTTTTCTATGCTCAGGGTCTGGTCTAACTAAATCATTAGAACCACAATTATCACATTGTAAAGGCTGTGCCGTTGGCAATGCTTTGTTGGTTCTGTCTGAACCGATTGCCGGATGCAAACTTTCATTGGTTTCGTGAGGTTGGTCATCTGCTACATTCTCTGCTAAAGGCTTGTATTGGAACTCTTTAGCACAAACTGTGCATTTATACTTGAATTTCTCTGTAATCTCAAATCCATTCTTGAAAATCTCACGATTCAAGGTTTCAATTGGAATTCTTAAAGAGTCAATATTATCTGCTAACTCATAAATCATAATTAATGGGAATGGAAATATCGGGAGTTTGGCACCAGTATCAGTGCTCATATAAGGTTGAGCAATAGATGGTCTTACTGTAGACTCTGTATAGGATTTATTAACTCCTCTAAGGCTTTTAAATGCATTAGTTAAATTATCCTTAAATCCCATGCATTATCTCAATAGTCAGTGTATATAAACTTTGTTAAAAAAATGTTAAAAAAGTGTAACGTTTACGCACAATTGCATTCTTTATCATAACATTCTACACATCTTGCTTCAGATGTGCATACACAACTACATTCCTTTGAGGAAGATGTAGGTAACACAATTTCATCGTTTGCTATTTCTTCAGACATTAAACTTTAAAAGAACAATGCCTATATAAAGATTGGTAGTGGTGTGAGCTTTAGCATACTGCAAACGCAGTGGACTGGTGTTGCGAGCCAGCTACCTATAAAGTATTTATAAGTGTTGTTATTTAGAATCTTATGGAAGAGATAATAGGCAAGGGTGCAGATTTCTTTTTAAAATGTTTTAAACATCAAACACCTGATGAAGTTCCATATATGTCAGCAGAAGACTTGGATGTATTTCTTGGTGCATTTGCTGGTTTACTCGAAGCATTGGCTGCAATAATTAAAGAAGAGAACCCTGATCAATATCAAACTATGGTTAATGCTTTAGAGAAGGTGGCGTTAAAATAGTAGATTTTGATTCAACAGACTATGAAGAACTATTAAATTGGTTCAGTCTAGCATTTGGTAAGGATAATCCTTCAAACATAAGCCGTCAGGCTAAACGGACTTTTTGGAAGTTGACATTCCTATGTGAAGACAGACTTCACGAGGAAAAAGAGGAATGATTATCTATCGATGTCCTCATTGCTCGTGGAAGTTCGAGGGGGTTATTGAGAAAATTTACGTTATATTAAAGCATCACGATAAACATCAGCAAACATTTATAAAGCCCAAGATTGTTGAATAGCCATGGAAATTAACTTTGAGACAAAACACTTAGATAAAAATCTATATCAAAGAATGATTCTACATTATATATATGAACACTACAGTTTTACCGACCACGAAAGACTTCGTGCACAAGACACATGGAAAATCATTATAAAACCTGTGACTGCGTTCGATAATTCATTTTATCATGGGAGCAACACTGATACTTTAGATTATTCTATTCCTCATGGGGTTACTGGACTTGGTGATATAACTTGTTACTTAACAGATTCCTCAAACCCCCTCATTCGATTACAGAATATGAGTGTTATATGTCATGAGCTTGCTCATATGATATTAATGATCTATTACCCTGATGCTATTACTAAACAGAGATATGATGACTTTTATGGTAAAGCTGGTACGGATCGTAAATTTTTCAGCTCTGAGGTACATGATAGGGTTGCCGAAGGCAGAGTCAAACAATTCACTTATCCCCTCAAACGCTTTCAGCGTATAAAGTATGTTGGTGTTGATATATCTGATTTAACTAATAGTAGAAAGGAGAGAAGGATATAATGTCTAGAGAGAGAAAGAAACCCAAATCTTCTTCCACTTTAGGAAATAAAGTATTAGGTGCTTGTATATGTGTTGCTTGTACTGAACCGTTTAATGATCATAGTAAAAGAGATTTGATAAGATGTATATTCAGAATCCAAGGAACGCTTGTCAGCGACGGAATTGATAATAATGAAGCACCCGATAACGTCAAAGGATTTAATACAGGTGTAGGATGATGAAACTTTTTGAAAAGCACCCCGAGTTATATATGATTATCATACCTGCTATCACTGTTCCGATTATGTTAGGAGTTACTCTTCTGGTGATGTGATGATGTATACAAGTAGAGATTTCGAAATGAATCAGTTCTTTGGAAAGCTCTGTAAAAAATGTAAGGTACGCTTTAAATCAGCAAAGTGTCCGTTGTGTGGCACCCGTGATTATTAAGCCCCGGATTTGTATCTA